GTGCAGACCGCGCCGTTAGTCTCGACGGTGCTGGTCAGGGTCACGCACCCGGTCAGGGGAAGTGTTAACAGCATCGCCAAAACGAATCGCATTGCCTGTCCTCCGTAGCACGTCCGCAGTCGCAGCGGCCTCAACCTCGGCCACCGCGTCCCTGCGGATCTTGTAGTAGACGCCGGACAGCGCCATTACGATAATGACGCCCATGACGGCGTAACGCCCGATCGGCGTGAAGAGCAGACTAAACACCGTGTTCGTCCATGTTCTTCTTGCGCCAGAACCAGATGGCAGCGCCTGCACCAATGATCGCCACCATGATGACGAAGTTTGTGTTGCTGAGTAGGCCCATGAACTGATCCGCCACGTCAGACGCATCCTTCGCCTGCGCTGCAACCTCCTTAGCGACGCCCACGCTTCCGAGCCCTGCCGTGAGTAGCGCCGCGTTACCTTGCTTGCTGTTCGCCATTGTTCTTTGAGGGCTAGGCGCGTCAGGCTCAAGGCGGTGTTCTTGTTCATGGTCAAACACCTGTTCAGGGGTGGTAGGCTCCGCGCCCGCAGTCCACCATGCGCCCGCCGCCTGGCGGCGACGGACGAGCCCCGGCAGCACCTTGCCGCCGCCCTTGGTCCATTTCATCAACTCGGCAGGCACCGCGTCAAGGTCGCCCGAGTTTATCTTTTTTAGCATTGTCGAAGATTTGAGGTTGCCGACGCCTGCATTGTAAGCGAAGTCCACAAGAACGTCGAACTGGTTCTGGGTCAGTTTGACCTTGACCAGATCCATCACGGCGATCTCGTACTTGACGATGTCGCGCTTGAGGATGTCTTCGGCGTCCGCCTGCGTGATGATCATGCCGTCGTTGACCATAGGCGCGCCCGCAGCCGACGTGTGACCGTAGCCGATAGTGCAGACGCCCGCCGGGCAAAGATACGCCTTCAGCTTGCAACCTTCGAACTTCTTGAGAAGGGCGTCAAGACCGCCTTGGCTCATGTGCATGACTACTTCCCTTTTTCCAGCAAAGTGATGCGTTTGTCGAGCGCCGCAATTAGTTGTGCCATATCAAAGCGAATAGCGGCGCGGGCCTGCGCGGCATCCGCCACCATGTCCATACGGCTCTTTTCAATAGCCGCCATCGAACGTTCGCGGTCGAGCGTCATGGCGGCGCGAGCCAATGCACTCTCCCGATCCACCTTGCTGATTTGATCGCTCAAATGCTCGCGGATCTGCGCCATGTCGATGGTGGTGCCTTGGGGCGGGATGGCCTTGTTGTCGGCGTTGACGACAACAGCCACCTTGGACTTTAGTTGAATGATCTCGTTGTTGGCAGCAGAAAGCGCGCTCATGAGGTAGACGACGCAAGAGAACAGGATTGGGATACCGGCAAAGGTAATCTTCTCTACCAACGCGCCCTTGCTGGCGCTTGCCGCCATCTCGATAGCGAACTTTTCCTGTTTCTCTTCGGTCGTGCTCATTTGTCCGCCTTTGCATCCAGCTTGTCGTAGATGCGCTTGAACATGTCTTCAATGTGGTCCATGCGCTTGTCCAAATCGAACCGGCTGACGTAGTTCTTGGGCAGATCTATCTCCAACTCATGAAGGTCTGATCTCAGTTCCTTGACCGCGCCCCAAACCTCCCGCGCAAACCAACCGCCCATTGCGATCGCGACCGTGGACGCGATGTTCATCAGTGTCTGCGTGTCCATCATTGCTCCGCATTGGGGTTAGAGCGCATTTGGGACGCAGCAATACCGGCAGGACGAGCGCCGTAACGACTGAACAAGGCATTCCGCGCCTCTCGCGAAGCTTGTGTCTGCAACGCTTTGGCAACCGTCTGTTCAGCCAGCACAGGATTAGACAATTCACGCGCCAATTCAAGCGCAAGTTTGTCGTCCATCGCGCCGGTCAGTTTTTTAAATATGTAGCCAACGGTAGATGCGGCCATTTTACCCTTGCCTGCGATGGTTGCCGCAACCATACCTGCACCGGGGATCTCAGCGGCACCAGACACAAGGTCTTGCTTGCCGCCTGCGCCTATTGTTGCAAGGCGCTGGTATTCCGCCGCGCGCGCAAGATCGTCACGCACCGCGTTGACGGCGGTCAATTGCGCGGGGTTCATTTTGCTGGTCAGTTCATCAATGCGTTTTTGTACTGCCATTGCATTGGACCCTTGCGGCAACGGCGGGGCCAACTTGTTACCGCTGGCGGTCGCAAGCTTTTGCACTTCTTCCAGCCGCTTCGCGTCATCGCCGATCTGTGCAAACTTGTTTTTCAAGCCCATCCCGGCGTCATCAAGAATAGCCAACGGGCGCGCGTATTCTTTCATAAACGCAGCATGTTTGCTGGAATCGACAATACCCGCCGCGTCCGTCACTTTTTGACGGTACAAATCCTCGATGCCAGACCGCGCGATCTTGGTGGCGTCAGCATTGCCGCCAAACAAGTTGACAAATTGTTTAGCTTCCGTCGCTCCGCCCGGCGAAAAATATTTTTTAACAACATCTTCGGCAAATACCGTATCTTGGCTCCAAGGGCCTTTTGCAAGAATTTGCGCGTTTACGCCCTCTTTGAAACGAGGCGCGTATTGGGTACGGTACAATTTAACGGCGTTCGCGTAGGCTGTTTTGGCTTCGTCTGAAATTGCAGTGCTGCTGCCTACAGCCTCATCTAAAGCTTTGTGTAACTCCCCCAACTTGCTAAGTTTTGCTGCTTGTGCAGGGTTAGCGTTGGCAGTTTTTGCGCTGGCAATGGCCTCGTTGATAGCCTTTCGAAGAGCGTCTGTTTCTTCAAGTGTTATCGCCGCAGGCTCGGCAACAGGCGCTGGCGTAGCTTCAAAACGCAACCCCCGCGCAGGCTCACCCTTTGGCGCAGCCGGTTTAAGTTTTAACAATTTTTTTACGATGTCGGGTTGGTCTACAACGTTGATCTCAGACAAAGGTTGACCAAGAATTTCTTCCGCCTTCTTGATGACATTTCCAACATCAATCTTTTCGGTTGGCGCAAGCGCAAAAGCATCTTTGTACGCTTGTGTAATTACGGGCTTAAGCGCCGCTTTTTCCTTTAGCGCAATGTCTTTCAACCCGGCACCAATGGCGTCAGGGTTTTCGGTTACTAAGCCGCTGTCGATGCGCGCAGTCAACTTGTCAATCTTCTTTTGCTTTTCAACCTCGGCAACGTTCTGCACCCGCGCTTCTTGCGCAAGACGAGCTTGATTGGTCTGGGCTTCCTGCGCGGCCCGTTCGGTAGCAAACTCAGGTGTGCTGCGAACATCCGCAATGCCCGCTGCAAGTTTGGCACCGCCTACAGATGAGGCTACCTCACCCAGATGCGGTTCGGTTCCAGGTACAATAGTAGCGTCAGGGCGGCGCAACGTGTTGAGAACGGCTTGCCCTTTACCTTCAAACCAATTAAGAAGCTGGTTGGTTTTCGGGTCCATGACGCGGGTAGCGTAGTTGTACGCGCCCTTGACCGCAGGCGCGGCTATGGTGGGCACCGCAGCGCCAATAACCGCGCCAGATGTCCCCGTGCCGGGTTCCACCGCTTCCGCCGACAACGCCCCCGTGACGCCCCCGCCAAGGGTCTTGGCCGCGACGTTAGCCGCGCCGGTCGTGCCTGTCTGAAAACCGCCGGTCTCTAAGGATCTGGCAACAGGGGTCAAAAATTTTGCCAGTGAAGGGGCCATCTCAGCCGCAACTTTAAGCGGCGCAGCAACAACGCCACTTATAGGCAGCGTAACACCAATCTGACCGCCGACGCGGCCGATGGCCGCTGGCGCTTGATCGCCCCACATTTCGTTGTACTGGGCTTTCCTGCGGTCGATGCGGGCTTGAATGTCTTCTTCGCGCGTAGTCTCAGGCGCTTCCGGCACCACAACGGGCGCAGATGGCATTATCATGTTGAGACCAGCGCGCATGTTAGGCCTGCGCGGCGCGTTTGCGTCAGGCACTTGCCCGCGCGGAACCAGATAATCTAACCCCCGCGCGCCCAACAACGCAGCGGTGTCGGTTGCGTCCGTAACACCACGAAGAACGCCAGCAGGCAACGACGCCAAATTCTTGTTGAGCGCCATCACGCCGCTGCCAATGGCTCCGGCGTAATCGCCTACGGTGCCTCTTGATGTTGTTTCGGGCGTCGTTGCCGCACCTGCGCCACGCGCAATATCTTTTACCGTCTGATTGGGAAAATCTTTTGTGGCGCGCGCGTACACGTCCTCTGGATTAAGAGTGTCGGGCGCATCTTTATAGACGTGCTGGGTTCCGTCAGCAAACGTAAGTGTGATGTCTGGCATCGTTACCACCCACTAGAAGTTACGCCCGCAGGCAATGTTGATTGCGGCGGCGCGCTCAACGTACCCCGACGTGGGGGTTTCTTTTGCTCTTCAGGCTCGACAAAAGGCTTAAGTTCAGGAAGATTTTTATATGTCTTAAACGCTGGCCGTCGAACAGTTTGTTCGTGATGCTTCTCATACGCGTCGCGAACACGCGCTTCTGCGCCGCGCACTTGGGCTTCAACTAATTCAATTTGCTCTTTCAAAGCTTTTTCACCCTTAAATGTGCTAAGTGAGGCTACCATCTCTTGCAAGATTTTCCATTCTTGATTGGCTATAGACCCAATAGCGCCTTCTTTTGCCGCTGCTGACTTACCCAAAAGCGTAACTTTTCCGCGTAAATTTGAAATTCTGTTCTCAGCAATGGCGGCGGCGCTATCTGGTGCGGAAGGAAATAGCCCAACTACCCCCGTTGCGCCCGACAAACCTTTTGCCGTGCGAACTTTTCCCGCCGCGTCAAGAACGTCGGAAAAGTTTGCAATATTTGCTGAAGCTTTTTCGTAGTCCTTGGCTACCTGATCGCGCAATTTCAATTCTTGTGCGGGGGTCAACTTTGGCAACGGCGGCCCTTCATCTTCCGTAGTTAAAACTTCGGGTTCGACCTCGGCAGGCGGACGCCGCGTACGAGCCGCCACCCGCGTGGGCGCGGTGACGCCGCCTTCGCTGGGCATGGGACGCGCCATCTGAAGCAGCGGACTAGAGCCGACGCCACCAAGCATAGCCAACTGCACGGGACCGGGGGCTTGAGCGTTAAACGCCGCCGTTGTTGGCGCGGGTGCGAGGTTGTTGACTTGGGGCTCCGCAACGCCGGATGTTTGTTCCGGCATAGCGCGGGGGGCAGGCGTCTTTGTAAAGTCGCCCATTTCCTGCCTGAACGTGGCGCTTTTCGGGTTCATGTCTATGAACTTGATCGCGCCGCCAAGGTCGATCTTTTCAATCTTCGGCGCGGTCGCAGCCTGGCTGATTTGATAAATAGTTTTGCCATCTAGAGTGCCGTGCGCCAGCCGCCATCTGTCAGGGTCCGCCGCAAACTCGCGCTGGCTGTCCTGAACTGCTTGATCGACAGGCTTTATCTTGACGGCTTCCGCGCCCAAAATTGGGTGCGCGTACATGGCTGAAGTAAACGCGGCGACATCCGCCGGGGATTGAACATTATTAACCAAGCGCGTGAACGGCGCGTAAGCGTTGTCCAACGCTGCGACACGCGTTTCTGCGCGCGCGGTTGTAGCCGCCTCGCCGCGCCTGCGCTTGGCTTCCGCCATATCAAGCTGGCCTTTTTGAAAAGCTTGCCCTTTAGCAGGATCTATCGCGTAAAGCTGGTTGAGGAACTCCGGCGAGTTGCGGTCCAGCGACCGCAACTTGTTCTGCATCTCCGCATCGCTCTGCGCTTTTGCCATCTGCGCCTGCTGCATGGCAATCTGGTTGAACTGCGCGTACTGCTGCAACGGATCAGGCAATTGCATGGGCCGGATCTGCGATGCAATGCTAAAGTCTGCCATTGTCGTTGATCCTTGTTAGTTTTTAAAGTAGCTATTGATGTCCGCGTAATCCGCAGATGTCATGGGGCTACCGCCGTTATAT